ATTTTATAGCAATGAAGTATGTTTAGAAGAAGAACTTAGTAATTATCTTTCTAGATACATAGCAAGACAGGAGCGTTTAGTTTTACGTAGATATAATGGCAGAGAGTGTTTACTTTATCCAAGAAAAAAATTTGGTCCCAGATGTAAACATTGTTATTCTGAAATTGATAGAAAAGTTATTAAATCTAAATGTCCTTTCTGTTTTGGTACAACTTACGAAGATGGATATTTTGCTCCAATGAAAATTTATATTAATTTTGAAGCAAATTATAAAAGTACTGATAGAACAAATTATGAAGTAGAAGAAAATGTCAACAATATAGGTGGATGGACTTCTACTGATTCTTTTATTGAAGCAGATGATATTTTAATTACTTTAAAAAGTCCAGATGCAAGATATTTGGTAAAAAGTGTTACTGAAACATCTGTTAAAGATTCTGTTACAAAACAAAATCTTAGTTTAGTGCAAATAAAAGCAGATAGAGTAGAACAATTATTACCTATAGATGTTGACGCGTATACAATTGATGAATTCAATGTATTTCGTAGAGAACGGAATAAGTAATGGATTATAAACAATTTCTTTATAGTCAAAATTTCAATCCAACTGGATATGCTGTTAGAGCAATAGTATTATTTTTACGTACTATTTTTACTAACAATCCTGAACTTGGATTAACGGTTTATCAAGATGATTTAGATAAAAAAGATTCTTTTCCATCTTTATTAATTACAACTCGTTTTGATTGGGAAACAAAGTATAGAGCAAAACGTCCAGCTATTTTTGTTTCAACAGGTAATCTTATAAGTGGAGTTAATAATACATCAGGATCAGGTAAGGTTCAAAGTGTTACGCAAAATGGAGATATTACAAATTATCAGGATTTAATTTCTTTCCCAATCATGATAGAATGTTTATCAGAGAGCGATCTGGAAAGTCAGGCTCTTGCTTCTTCTGTGTTGGCTTTTTTTACAATGGATCTAAGACCATTGCGTTCATTAAAACTCCAATTATTTCCAAACCCAACTCAAACTCCACCACAAATTTTCGAAAAGGGTAATATCTCTTTTATCTCTAGTGTAATGTTGCAAGTTCAAATGACTCGACAATATTCTGCTAGATTACTTAATTTGGAACAATGGAAAGAGATCGAACTTAAACTTAACGACTCTCAAGCATCTATTTTTTAGTTAAGGACAATTATTATGACTTATCGTTCTCCCGGTCCTTCTGTTACAGAAAATTTCCTTACTTCTACAACAGATTTTGTTGAGCCAGCTTTACTGCCTTGTTTAGTTGGTAGTTTAAATCAGGTTATTAAAAAGTCTCCGTTAGTTTTCCCTGTCTTGCCTGCTACAATAATTTTCCCTAAACTGAAACCAGGGGCAATTGTTCAGACGCAAACAGTTAATATTAATGTAGATAATGCTATGATCTCGATCTTAACTGGTTCGGGTGGTACTGCTGCTTTTAACTCAAATCAATACGTATCTCCTACTGCTATTTTTGCTGATGTAAAAATTGGTGATTCGGTAGCATTTTTGGATACTGATAGTAAGAATGCTGGTAAATTTACCGTCAGCGGTATTTCGGCAGATAATAAAACATTGACATTTACTTCAGAATTCTTTATGGCTCTTGATGCTACCTATACATTTACGGTTACTCGTAATGTTGGTAACATTATTGCAGATATGGAAGCTCCCTCTTTTACTTCAATCTCAGTTACATTTACCGGTTTGCAATATCAGTTGTTTAATATTATTGCTGGTTCGGTTAGCATTTCATATGTAGCTTTAAGAAAAGATCTGACTGGTTTTTATAAAGTTTCATCTCCTAGTCAGCTTCTTTTAGATATGGATGTAGATCCACTGAATCCATTAGGTTTCTATCTTGGCAACATTATGTTAGGTGCTAGTGGTGGAGCTAATTCCTTAGCTTACATTACGCCTGATAATAGTCAGAATTCTTATCTTGTAGCTTTTGAATATCTTGCTACTAGAAAAGATATTTACATTGTCACTGAGCTTACAAATGGTTTTAACGAAACACAGGTAGGTGCCGTTAACGCTGACTTGATTGCTCATATTAATGCAATGTCAACTCCTAATCCTGGTCCTTCTTTCTATAGATCTGGTTTTGTTCCAGCTACTACTGTAGATAACTTTAAAAGTAAAGTATTAGAAGTTGGCGTTACCACAAACTTAGCTCAGTGTTCATAATGGTTGGAGTTTAATATGGCAATTACGATTTCTGGTATTGATACTACAAACAATTCAGGACTACTCGATGTTGGGGTACGTCCTGGTGATGAAGTTGTAGTACTTACGGTTAGTGGAAATAGCACTCCTAATCTTTTCACAGGTTTAGCCCCTGGAACTGATTATGATAATATTTTAGTAACCCAGATTGTAAGTAATTCTTCTTTTATGATGGATGCTTATCTTAATGGTACACCATTAGGTTTAACAGTATCTAATCTTGCTATTACAGGTTCAGTTGATCCAACAGATGCTTTTACTTACAACATTGTTCATAATTACACTAAACCTGAGCAGGTTGCTTTGATTAGTGCTATCGCTGAATCATACGCAAGTAGAAGAATTGTATGTGTTTGGCCTCCTTTAGCTGATTGGAGTGATGGTAATGGTGGAACCATTCAATTAGATGGTTCTGCTTTATGCGCTGCTTTAGCTGGTGCAGTTTCAGCTTATCCTGCTCAACAGTCATTTACTAATTTACCTTTTGCTGGTCCTAAGAAACTCTATTATTCAAATGATTATTTTACTCCAGATCAGTTGAAAGAGTTAAGTGCTGCGGGTGTTTTTGTATTAATGCAGGATACTGTAGGTGGACAGGTTTATTCTCGTCATCAAGTTACAACTGATATGACAAGTATTGAAACTCAAGAATTTAGCGTAACTAAGGCTGTTGATCAGATTGCTAATGATCTTTATGATGCAGTTAAACCTAAGATTGGTAAGTTTAACATTACTCCCAATCTTTTAACTCAGTTAAATGAAGATCTTGATCATTATTGTTTTGCTGCTCAGAATGCAAGTAAACCTTATTGTGGTCCTCTGATGCTGAGTTCAAAAAATCTTACAATTGCAGCCAACTTAAATGGTCAGAATACCGATATCATTAAAGGTAGAATTAGAGTTTCGCTGAATTGTGAAGTTGGTTATCCTGCCAACAATATTGATATTACTGTAAATGTTGACTAAGGTGAAAAACTATGGCATCTGTTAATGGATTAACACTTCAAGACTTGTTAGGTGCTGGGACTGGTGATTCCAGTAACGGATGGAATTGGCGTGAGAATTTTGTCCAACTTGATGAAAATATGGGAACTGCTGGTCTGTTCATTGCTTCCGAATCAACCTTAATTGGTTTCGGTCCTGCTCAGGCTTCATCTGCTTTCAATATTATCAAAGTTGGTTTAACTCCACAGATTTCAATCAATCAGCAGATTCCGCAGAATAGATTATCCGAAATCGGTTCAATGAGAGTCCATATTATCAATGGTACTCCCGTTGGCGGTGGTGGTATTTCGCGTCTTGTTTATAATGGTCCTTCGTTAATGCGATATGCCTACGGTAATCTTTATGATGATAACGGGAATCCTACTGCTTTAGCTCTTGCTGGTTTAGCTACTGGAACTGGCGCAGCACAAAACTTTACTGTTCAGTCATGGGCTAATATTCTTAATAATCCAGATAAGATTATGGCTGCTGATTCTAATACGAATCTCTGGTTATCTTGTTGGGATACTAGATTACGTATGCCTTTTGGGCTCTGTATGTATTTCCAAGATGTAGCCGGAAATGCCGTTGGCGGCGTTTATGCTGAAGGTACCAAGATTGGCACTCATAGCTTAAGCCAATCTGCTGGTCAGTTAGTTATGGCTGAAAGTATTTCGTTTATGTTCGATAGACTTATTCCCGTTCGCGGCTTGGGGATTTCACAATCATGAGCTTAATTAAAGTTGCCTTTCTTGGTGTTCATTACAGAAAATTAGGGACTAAAGAAAATGAATATTATAAACAAAAAATATTGAAATGACAGAAAAGCATAAAAATAGTGTTTTACATAAACATGTTGTACCAGCTATGGATGCTGGTGTCTATGGTTTAGCCGGTGCCGCTATTGGGAAATATGGCTACGGGAATAAAGCGATTGTTGGTGGATTAGCTGGTGCTGCTGCTGGTTATGGTCTTGGTAGAGGACTGCATTATCTTGAGCATAAAGGAAATCAGCATAAAGTAAAAAGATTTGATAATAAAGATAAGAAATGGATAGTTTTTGGTAAAGGTCATTCACAACTTGACAATGAATAACAAAAGGCCCCTTTCGGGGCCTTTAAATTATATATCTAGAATATATCTAGCATGTCCAGAATCCCAAATTCTAAGATATCCATTTAATAACATATTTGCAACTTCAGTTTTATTTTGATCAAACTTATCTCCTAATAAAAATGGAAGATTTTGCTTCATTTTGTCAAGTATTATATTTGGAACACAAGCATACTTCCTTCAAATCGACTATCTGGTTGCATTGGAACTGTTAATTTTACAAAGGTCTTAGTAAAAAAGATAGATGCTTTACTGCGTAAATCTGCGCCAGTTAAAGGATCGGTAATTCTAACGTCAACTTCTGATTGAAAATTATGATAGAAAATATAAACGTACTGCAAGTCAACGCCATCAGCCTCCCATGAGGCTATTTTAAAATCAATCTGCTGACGCTTACGGGGACTGTTACGCTCATCTATAATACCCGGCACACCTAATGCGCCACCCGCAACTGAAGATGGACCTGAACCACGAACGTTATCCCCTGGAACACCTGTAAACAATCCAGAGTAATCCCACATCATATATTCTGATGTTCTTGCAATGCCAAATGTCTTAGAAACATTTAAAGCATATTTGTAATCTCTTTTCTTCTGATCGCAAAGATTAGCCCAAAATCCTGCCGTTTGAAAATAGACTGGACCTTTACTCCAGGGGTTTACTGAAACGCCAGCGTCAGAATATTGTAATTCATTACGATATTGTAATACTCCAGCACTTTGTAATACGAACATGGCAGTAGAAATAATTAGCCAATCAAATGCTGGAAAATCTTCTAAACCTACTGCGGCTAAAAGTGGTGGAGTAGTGTTCCAATCACTAATAGACATATTAATTGCAAGTTTGAAAATAGTATCATCCGATTCATCTACTCCACGTAATTCATTTTGTTTTGCAGTATCTCGTAGAAATTTACGAGCGCAAAATATGATAGATTCTGGAGTAAATTTATAATTTCTATATTGAGGGTTTTGATTAAGTTCTTCCATAATTACCTCTGCTTAATTTTATCATATCTTACTACAAAATCAAAGAGGGGCTTTCGCCCCTCTTATCAATCGTTACAGTATTTGTGATTATTTTGTAGTTTCTACAGCGGTATCAGTAGGAGCTACATTAACAACTTTGGGAGAATCGGATGCCATAGGAACAACTGGAAGATCCAGGACAACCTTAACTGGAGCAGGAGTAGGTTCGGTAATGTAATTATATTCCTTTTTGATAGGTTCCCCAGTAGAAAGATTCATCGTGGGAAATGGACTAGCAAGAGGAAGTTGATTACCTTTTTCATCAGTTGGCGGATTCAGATGAGGCAGAGATTCAAGAGCCAATGCTGAATATCCACGGAACTTAAATGCTACAGCCTTTTCATAATCATCAAAGATCTTAATAATACCTTTTGCTTCAAGTTCAAGTAAAGCAGCGGTTTTACAAATAGCATCTTCAACGGTAATGACTTGACCCTCTACAAGAGTGAAAGCATTATGATAAATATTACCAAAAATACCTTTGACGTACGACATGCGATTCTCCTATTTATTAAACACCGATAAAGGTGCTACCAAGAGTAATGAGTGAGGTAGAGAAAATGTTACCAATTTCCATACCCTGATCAGCCCATGAATACCACTCAAGCATATTGCCTTCACGCTTCATCTCCTGCTGTACATCGCCAAGGATGAAGTTAGAACCTAAGAAGCCAGGTTCTGCAACGCAGTAAATACGGTTGTTGGCCCAAACAGAACCAGCACCCTGAGAATTAATGGTTGTAATAACTTCATGACCCAGGAAAGTCTTTTCAGGAGTTGTACCCTGGAAAGCAATACGCTGAACAGCTTCGAAACCAAGCTTATCAGGAGTCAGTCTAGCAAGGTTCATCCAAGTTGATTCAGTCATAATAAGACGAGCAGTTCTACGTCTCTGACCAATAACAGCCTGAACGCCAGCGATAACTGCATCTTTAAAGTTATTGGCTACGTCAGTGGCAGAAGTAATAGTTGCCGCATAAGTATAGCCAGCAGAAAGAGAAGTTGCCGCAGTAACAGAAGCGTCAAGACGAGCCCGGAACAGGAAATCAAGCTGTTCCTGCATATCCAGAACGAAGTTGTTATTCACAACGTCCATTACTGGATAACGCATTGTCATCAGTTCTTCGCGTGTTTTCTTGAAATGTTCAGTTTCGATCTTAGTGAAGTAAACTTCATACTTCCGACCTTCGAAGAACTGAGCAGAACCCTTACCACGGAAACCCACGGTGAAGGCTTTTGAATTAGGTTCTAACTCAATACGCTTCAGAGGGAAATCATTATTTGTATTACGCTCAATCTGCGCTTCGGTCAGAACAACAGGAGGAAGAATCCGGTTCAGAACGGAAGTTTCACGGATACGATCACGGAGATAATCTTCAGTTAACGCGGCAACCTTCGTCATGCCATCGGCATTGCCGTTACTGAAAACATCCCATAACTGGGAAACCATTAATGACATATCTAAATCTCCTAAGAATAGTTAGCAATAAGTTAGACTAAACGGGCACGTAAAACACTTACCGCTACACCACCGTAAGGAGCAGTCATGGTAGGATTGATCGGCAGGTTGTAAGAGTCGATAACTTTACCAGCGATTAAAGCAGCATCGCCAGGTAAAGCAGCGGCAATTAATAAACCAGCGGTCACACCGGTCCCAGGCTTAAGGAAAGCGCCGATTGCAGGAGTACCAGAATACTGATCAGTTTCAACTTCCATATCACCAAAGATGCAGGTGTATTTGCCGGAAATCTGAGTTGTCAGATCTTCAAAAATGTACTCATACATATTGAAGGCAGCAGTTGAGTTGTCGGCTTTAGCTACAGTGTTAGCAGTAGCAGTAGTATTAACGACCGCGCCTCTAACTAAACCAGCGGGGCCACTTCTGCTAACCGTAACAACTGAACGGGAGCCTTCCTGAAGGCCACTTAAAACGTTTAACATATTTAAAATCTCCTATAATGAGAAAGTTACAGTCCTAAAGAATCCATTAATTCAGCTTCACGTTCTTGATACTTGTCCATTGCAATTGAACCCGTTTTAGTAAGAGAACGATCTTCTGAAGCTACTTTACCAAATGAAAATCTACGCTCAGTGAATAATTCAGCGGCTCTTAAAACTGCATCAAGATTAGAACCTTTTTCTTCCGCTTCCTTTATCATATCAGATGCAGCATTAAAGGACATACCTGTTTTTGCAGCCAGGGACTCTGCTTTCTTAGACATATCCTGTTGCTGACCCTTTGATTGAACTTGTGCAACCAATTCTTGAATAATGGAAGCAGCTTTATCTAACATATCCAATGCTTGCTGAAGTGACTCGTCCATTATTCAACCTCGCTGAAAAGACTTCTACCTTTAATAGAAGCCAGTTTAGCCATAGCAGCTAATTTGATAATTGTTCCACCAGGAGTTTGAATGGTAGCCCCACCACCTTGCTGTTGTTCTTGAGGAACCTGTTGAGCATTTGGATCGCCTTCTGGAACACCTTGCTGATTAGGATCTTCCTGACCTTGAGCAGCAACGTTACCGCCAAGGGTAGCTTTAAACTGTTCTAATTCCTGAAGAAAAGCATTAGCGGTACTAACAATATCTGTCTGTCCACTATCGGCATTGTTAGCAGTTTCAGGCGCACCTTGAGGATCGTTAGCAATCTTAACGAGAGACTCTCTTTCTGCCTCTGCTAAGATATCGTCAATAATACTGTTACTCATATTATTCTCCACTCTCAGTAGGTCCAGAAATTAAATTATCTAATTCTTGAGCAACTTTAGCTGCCTTTTCTGGTTCTACCTTGCGTTTCATGATAGCGTCATGTAAGCAAACTTTAATAATCTTAGATACTTCAGTTAAGGCATCTGGATGAGCAGAGGCAAGAGCTTTAACAAAAGGAATAACCTTTTCAACCTGTTGAGCCTCAATAGCCTGATTAACGGCTCCCTGAATATCTGTAGCCTTTAAACCTTCAGGAGTATTTGAACCAACTACTTCTGAATTATCTTCACCTTGAGTAGTTCCAGGTTTAGTTCCAGGTTCCATTGCGGCTTGAGCGGCAGCAGCTTCCTGTTCTTCTTTTTCTTCCTGGGGAGCTTCTTCGCCTTCCATTGCCTGTTTAATAAGCATGACTGTATATTCAGCCTGTTTTTCAAGCAACGGAATGATACTATTCATTACTTTATTAACTAATTCATCCTGAGCCTGTTCGGCAAGTTTCTGTAAATCTTCAGGAGCGGTTTTTTCTAAAAATTCCATAAAATTCATAAGAACTCCATTTATTTTTTATTTAAAATCTTACTAATACTTTTAGTTACATCTGTTCCGATTTTTTTAGCAGTATCATAAGCTGCATGAGGATTAGTTGCGATAGCACCACCTAACAGTCCTAGTTTACCAGGATTATTAGCTATTCCTCTACCAATAATACCAACTTGTTCACCATTATTAATTTTATTTTGATAATGGGCACTTGCAATGTATGGAACTGTAAAACCTCCTAATCCCATACCAAGTGTTTTTAATGCGCTGGCTTGTTTATTCATTAAATCGGTTGTTGCAGAATTATTACCTAAATATTTAGGATTATCATCTTTATCTCTAATCATCTGACTAATACCGGCACCAAGTAATCCATAAGCATTGAAAGTAGATTCTGCGTTTCTTCTATAGATCATATAGAGAGCAGATAAGATACTGCCTAAACCAATACTTCTTACCACTTCGGCTTCTTTACGTAAACCTTTGTCAGTTTTGTAGACTCTATCATCTACATTGCCAATTGATCTATCTTCAATCACCGACCCTGGAATAGAGTTAGCCATTTTTAATGCATGATAATTAATATCAATTGCAGCCAAATTATGAAGTTTTTCATCAAGTCCTTTAACTCTTTCTTTACTTACTGTAGCTTTTGCATGAATAAATTTATCAGCTAATTCATCATGTCCATCATGCTTTAAAAGAATATAAGCAAACTCATTTGGTTTAGCAATAATACCAGCTTTAGTCAAAGCACCCCAAGCATGTTGAGGTTCCATTTTGGCAAGATCGTTCATTAATGAATGTGGTAAATCTTTTTCTGTATTGCACACTCTAGCAATTGCGCCTTCAACATGAGAAGGAACATCTTTGTAGATAGTTGCATCTTTACTTACATCTGCTAACTTGTCAAATTGACCAATATCATAATATTCTGCTAAATCAACTGAAAGCATATCACCCATTTGATAGGCAACTTTTTCAAGCTGCATACCAGCGATAAATGCTTCTCTTAAAACTTTACTAATATCAAAGAATCTAGGATGATAATTAATAGCGTAAACTTTTCTGCCATCTGGCAGAGTTTTATTCATTAATCCTCTTAAGTGAGGACAATATTGTAAAAGAGTTTTATGCTGAGATCCACAAATAGAACATTCGTCAAATGGAACTTTAGATCCCATAGAAACATGTAATAATTGATTTGCATCAATCATTCCGGCAGTTTCAGGATCTTTATTTCTATCAACACCAATAATTAATAGAACGGTCCTCATTTTAGGATTCCAGATAGAAGCTGGAACATACCCAAAATGAGGATCACGTTCTATTTTATTTCTATGATGATGGAAGAAATGTCCATCTTCAAATGTTTTAAATCTAATCTTTTCTTTTATTGAAGAATTGGCACGTTCATCTTTACCTGGTAATTTTCCTAATACTGGAGAATTTTGTAAACCAGTTAATCCAGGATATGGAAAATAATCACCATTCTTGTTCGAACCCCATGTCTCACCATCCCCCATGGCTGTAACAAGCACATAGCTATGATCTTTTTTACGAGCTAAGTTTTTGATAGCTTCATCGACTTCTTTAGGTAAATCTCTTTTAGATGCAAGCTTAGTGAAGTCAGATTCATATCTCGTTTCTAACGACATAGAAAACTGAAGATCTTCTGGAACATTAGAAGTTTCAATAAGCTTATACATTTATATTAATATCTCTGCTGATTATTCTGATTGAGTTTATGAACGCCATAAGCGGCAGCACCAACAGCAGCAGCACCAAGTCCAACCTTGCCTGGATTCTTCATAGCATAATCTTTAGCTTTACTAATTAAACCACCAACTCCATGTTCTGCACCATTAGCTACGGAAGTAGCATCGCTATGTGCTGCAAGATTTCTTAATCTATCTTGTTTTGTTGGCATTAAACGAGAAACTGTTGCTTGTCCACTTTCTCCGCCAGGATTAGTAAACTCTCTTAATTTAGCAGAATGATGTTGCACATTAGCAACATGTTCTTTTAATTCAGCTTCTAATTTGGCTGGATGACCAGCTTGTTTTTGAGCTTCTGTTAAATTAGCAATTTTCTTTTTAGTCTCCTTAACCTTTTCGCCAGCTTCTAACATTCTCATGTTATGATGTTGAGCTAAAAAGCCATTAACTCCACCAAGATTACCTAACTCTTGATGTTTTGCCACCTGTGTACTTGACAGTTTTAATTTCGCAACTTTAATAAGACTCATCTTATCTCCTTTTTAACCTATTAATCTATTTATTATCGTAATGTTTTTTAATACTATAACCAGCGCCAGCCAATGCAGCAATAGAACCAGCGCCAATAAGATATTTTTTAGGAATCTTACTTAAAACTTTCTTTTCAACTTTTTCTGCAATAGGGACTGCTTTATTTTCTATATAAGCAGCAATAGGGGCTGCTTCATGTTCGATCGCTTTAGCTGGTTCACTTAATTTTTCAACAATTCTGCTATAATTATTAGCGCGATTCATTCTCTGTCTTTTATTTGCAATTTTAACTAAGCTCATTTTTATCTCCTAGAGTTTAATAAAGCGGCTCGACCTATAAATAGGTGGAGCCGCTCGATAAAATCTACTTATCGTGATGCTTTTTTGCACCATAACCAGCGGCAGCTAAACCAGCATAAGCACCGCCAGTCTTAGCTACAGCAGCACGACCTTCTTTTTGAGAAAGAACTTCTTTAATTTTCTTACCTACAGATGGACCCTTACCTTCATTATCTGCCCAATACTTCATACCAGCAACGCCATAATGATGCTTAACGTCTTTACCAGTTAAAACATCTTTAGCTTTACCGGCAGCTTCGGCAGCTGCGGCAGCAGCTTTAGGAGCTTTACGAGTAAGGAGATTCTTAAAAGCAGTCAAATGACCTTTACCGTGAAGAGTTGCAGCAGCCTCTTTATCAAATTCTTCCTGTTCTTCAAGAGCTTCAAAAACTTCATTAGCTTCATCGGTCAGTTCATTGGAGATACCGATAACAGCTTCAGCAAGCTTATTGAAATCCTCATCCTGCACATCATCAGCAATCTCAGCGATAACTGAAGCGAGCTTGTTAAGATCTTCGGCAATTTCCATCGCTTCCTCTAAAGCGGCAGGACTATCCGAAGCAGTCTTGGTTAAGCAGGAACCCATTCTTTCGCCAGTCTGATAGACGTCAACGGCAAGAGCGGCGAAATCCTCGTTCTCGAGTTCTTCAGCGATCTTGTACAGTTCTTCGCCAACGAGAGAAAGAGTCTGAGCCTGATCAACAACGTTAGTGATCTGAGCGATCTTTTCCATTTCCGCTTCCTCAGCGGTTTTGGTCATTTCGACCTCTTCAGTCAACTGTTCAATTAAAAGCTTAGACATTAGCATGTCTCCTATAAAAAGGTTTGGTTACTAAATTGAGAAATCTGGTGATGTTGGTGCCGGAATCATACCTGGGCCATTAGGATTACGAACCCAAGTTGTTTTTCTTCTTGCTAAGTTAATCAATGATTTGTTTGGACCTTCTTTATCTGTAGCGATATCCATTACGCGCTTATGTTTCATATCTTGCATTCTCATTGCATTCATTTCATCGCTTGCAGAATTTCTGGCATCATTAGCTGCATTTCTAGAATCATTGTCAAAGCCAGTTCTTAAGCCTTGAACTGCTGAAATACCGCCAAGTAAATCAAATGGTTTACTATCAGATTTACTCTTTCCAGTATTTTCAATTTCTCTAAGTTTGCCAACCGTTTGTAAATCAACTCCGCCGAATGAATCAAACTGTCTGATTAATTGTGGAGCAACCATTGGGTCCATAGCAAGCGAAGGGCTATGTCTAGCAATTACATCAAAATAACCTCTAGCATTAGGAATGCCTTGAATATCTCTATTATCTTGGAATACCGTTGCAAACGATTCATCTAATTGTCTTTTATTCATCATTTGAGAAACTATACCACCCATTCCTCTAGCGACAGAAGTTCCAACCCCAATCATTCCTAAAATAGCAGCAGCAGGAAGGGCTTTCTTGCCAAACTTAATACCTTCTTCAATTAATTCTGATCCTAACCCGGCAACCTTACCTAATTCAGAATTATTAGGCAAGAAAGGTTGAGGTTCTGCCTGAGTTTTTTTTGCACCCATTTTAGCAGAGCTAACAACTTGCAACGGAACAAAGACTGCTTTATTAGGATGTTTAATAGCGGTACTAATTACAGCACCACCAGTCTTTAAGCCAGCACCAGCAATTACACTGGCAATGCCAGCACGTTTTTCTAAAAGAACATCCTTCATAACCTGAAATTTTTTAACTTCTTTAAGTTCGGTAATAATTTCGTTAGCAATCTTTTCTAACTGTGTACCTTTTGCAGAAGAAAGATTGTCAGTAATTCCAGGGCATTTGTATTCAGCTACTTTGCATAAATCAGAATATTTAGAAAGATGCTTACCAGCTTCGTCTTTGCAACGTTCAATAGCTTGAGCAATTTGCTCATGAGTAATCTGCGTGTCAGCAGTTTTCTCTAATGATGCAAAAATGTCATAGTTAGTTTTGCTGAATGAAGTAGATGCTTGCTTTTCAACTTCAGGATGCTTAACGATGGCTTTCACCTTTTCATAATCTGCAATATCAAAAATTTGTTCACCAGTTTCAGCCATCTTCTGAAGATAGCATCCCTTATTGCATTCTTCTACTAATCTCTTAGTTTGTTCTATGTTAAGATTCTTTTCACTTGCAACCTTAGCGATTGAAGTGTTCATATCTTCGTTTTTCTTAACATAGGCATCAGAAATTTTTTGAGCTATAAGTTCTAGGTTCATTGAGCGTCCATTCGAATACATAGCTATTGTCTCAGGAATTTTAAATCAGGTCAATAAAATTAAGCATCTTCTTCATCTCCTGGTTCTAATCTTGTAGCGGGTGTTTCTTTAACCATAATCATCCAGCTAAGATACATATATAATGCAGAGTGAAATGAATCATCAGGCTGAGTATGAATATATTTAACTTGACGTAATTGTTCAGAAAATTCTGATGTAATAGCTAAATAATCTTTACCAATATCTTCAAATTCACTCCATTGATAAAGATTGAATTTATCACTTTTGATTTTACTGAATAGATGAGTCATTACCTCAGTTCGGTTAGTAACATATGTTTCACCTAATTCATCATATGCTAAAAACTTTTTGATAACCGAGTGACGATAAGTGACGTAAATAAAATTACTAGGAAGCAATTTCTTTAAAGGACCATTGTAACCAACGCCAAAACCCCAATCAGCACCAATGATTCTAGCGTCAAATCTTATTAATTCTGTAGCAATTGCTTGCACAACATTATCTGGTTCAGCTTCTTTACCAATATATCTTTTAGCAAATACTACTCTAAATTTATTATATGATTTATCATAAAATCCAATAGTTAAAACAGTAAAGCCAGTATTGCCACCGCCCCAATCAATACCCGCATACATCTTATTGCCAAGATATTGAGTAGGAACTTCAGACCATTTTTTCCATTGCGAATCACATGCCGCAATAAGTTGTTCTCTTGTTAATGGTTTAACTCCATTATCGTAACTAACTCCAAAGGTTTCATTCATGAGAGTACCAGTATCATGGTTTCTCATTTTAAAATAAAGATCTTTCCAGTTAATATAATCTTGATACAAAATAATATACGGAAGTCTATATCCGTCTAAATCACTTTGTTTTCCCTGAACCCACAAACCTTCATGAGAATAAATTTTCTTACCACATTTCTTACACCAAATTCCTGGTCTATCTAAAATTACACAACCAATATCTAAAAGATTATAATGTCCACAAGCTTTACATTTAACATGCCATTCATTCTGCGATGACATTTCCCATTGCAGATGGATTGTATTATCAAAAGTTTTTGGTGTTCCGGCATATCTGAATTGAGCATCTAATTGCTTCTGTGAACAAGCCTCAACCACTGGAATTACATCTTCTAAAATGTCTTGTATTTCGTCAAATTGAGTTCCTGCGGAAGTGATACCACGAATACCATCAGCATTTAAGAAGGCAGATCTAAAATATAATGTTGTATGGTTTTTTAATCTTTTTTCTTCAACTCTAAAGCCTTTTACGCCAGGATAAAATCCAGCTCTAAGTAAAGGAGAAGTTTCAAATACTTCATCGATCTTTTTTCTACTAAATACACCTGTTTGTTTCATAGTAGGTGAAACATATAGATAACTTCTATTAGGATTTAAACATCCCTGAGAAAGCATACCTCCAGCCATAGTAGTAGATTTTTCTACCTGTCTAGCTGATAGCATTAAAATACGAGAATTCTTATTATTAAGAATTTGATATATATATGGTCGATTTGTAAATCGCCAAGGTCCACCATCTAGGTTCATTGTCTTTTGGATAAAATCAGTTGTACTTACTTTAATTGTCACTTAACACCTTCCAAAGATTATTGTATCACTCATGTAACCAATATGGTTGAATTCTGATTTTTCAACCGATATGGTTTAATTTCTTTAATGCAAAAATAAGTTATAAGTTGTTATAATATAAATGGTAGCAAAATTGCTATCTGGTTTTCAACCAAACCTCAACGTGAGGTTTCTCTTAAGGAGTCGTCATGACGAACGACAACATCCCTTCCAATGGTAAAGTTCACTTGACCGAGAAGGGTTACGGTTCTTCTCTTAAGGGCAAGGTCAGCATCGTGTGTGGTGCTGAAGGTGAAGCTATCGCGTTGCGTCTTTTGACGCTTCCCGATGGCAAGACCGGTGGCGTAGCCACCATGCTTCCCAGCGAAAGCTGGGACAAGAACAGGGTAAAGTCATTCATGCCCAAGAGCGCATGGCTCTTGGCAATGAACCGCAACCAGAACATCGGCACCATCAGCCTGAAGCTCTATGAAGGTGTGGAGCTTGTGAAGGACTTCGAAACGGCGTTTTCGTTCAATGGGAAGGATCTTTCCTTCCTTGAGAGCGATGGAATGAACGGTTCGCAGGAGGCTGTCAGTCTCCTGAATGGCATTCTGTGGAATGCCATTAGCCGTGCCTTCCAACGGAGTTTCGACCCTGAGCCGAATCACCTTTTCTATGGCAAGGTTGCCATGGACTCCCCGATGATGACCATGCAGTTTCATCGGGATAAAGTGAAGGCTAAGTAAGCCTTCCGTGATACAATTGGGGAGAGAAATCATTCTCTCCCCTTTTGTTAGCTATTATGGCAACCTCTCAAGAATCGCAAGCTTCGCAGAAGTTTATAGCTGAACAGAAAGAATTGTTTGGCAGATTTTTAGCTATTGATAAGATTATTGACCCACTTAGAGTTGGAGTAGCAGACATAGAAGCAACCTTTAAAGGTATGCCTATATTTGCAGAATCTAAATGGATAAATCAATTTACACATATAAATAAAGAACCATTTAAGGTTCCTCAAATTAATTTTTTAAGAAAAAGGGCTTTAGCTGGCGCAATGTGTTTTGGCCTTCTTTTAAATAAAGATGAACCTCGTATTATAATGTGGGATCAGTTACAGCCACATATTACGCCTGAACAATTCTTATCTGCGGAGATACTAGATTGGGAAATCTTAAGATTACGTTGGACCCAAAACATTCTGATAAATTTTTAATTTTAACAGATAGAGATGTAAGTATTTTTGGATGGACAACTAAAAAGAAAAATGAAGAATATTTAATGAGAATGAGTCCATGGAATTTAGCGGATTTGTTCAAAAATAAAGAACGATATAGTTTAGATATTGAATACGACGAATGTGTTAAAGGAACCGTAGAAGCACTAAGAGAAGAACTTAGAGTCTACAAAGAAGGCGCAAAAATTCGTAGATTTACAGATGAAGAAGCAATTCGTGAATGGGAGCTTCAAGATTTTCCAGAGCTATTTCCAAAAATTGAAGCATTACCTCATCAAATGCGAATGGTTCTTTGGCTTTTAAAAGTAAAGAAGGGAGGATGCTATCTTGAACAAGGAACCGGCAAAACTCCTGTGGGTATTTTATTATTAGGAAAACTGCTCGTAGATAGCCTCATTGAAAAACCATTAGTAGTAGCTCCATTAGATCTTTTGAATGATACAGTTTGGTTTAAAGATTTAGCAAAATTTTCAGATCTTAAACCAATAGATTTAACCAATCCAAGAGAATTTAATAATCCTGATGGAAATATTAGATTTGTAAATCCAGAAAAATTCATGGCTTGGTGTTTCCGTAAAACAGAAGATGCTGAACATTCTTACATGAAAGATAATTATTTTGAAATGTTCAGACCAGATGCTATTTTCTTTGATGAAGCTGCTGCATTAAAAACACATTCAAGTTATAAAACAATGGCATTTGTCAATATTGCTAGACACGCAAAATATTTAGCTTTAGCATCTGGTTGTCCTGCTCCAAATAAAGTATTTCAATATTTCCCACAGATGTATGTTCTTGGATCTGTTTTGGGAGATAACTATACTCCGTTTCAAACTAGATATGGCGTTGAAAGAAGTAAAGGTCCAGCTAAATTTTGGTTTCCAGTGGCAAGTGCAGAACGCGATATTAGGGCAAGAATTGATCTTGTTTCATACTTTGTCAAGAAAGATGATGTACTTAATCTTCTTCCTAGAAAAGAATATGATGTTCTTGTAGATCTTCATCCAGATCATTTAACAATGTTAAAGACTCTTGAAAAAGATTACTCAGTAGTTTGCAAAGCATTAAATGAAAAAGGTGAAACTGAAGAAGGAAAGATTCTTGTTGAACATGAATTATCGATGAGAATTAAACTTCTTAGAGCTATTGATGGTTTTACAGAATTTACAGATGACGATGGAAAGCGTAAGAAAGTTTCGCTCCCCTGGAATGCTAAGATGGATAAACTTGATGAAATGATTCAAGGATTTTTAAAAGAACCAAAAAATAATATTATTATTTGGTGCAGATTTAGAAGTGAAGTAGAATACATATTTAAAAAATATGAAAGTATAGCTTCATTTGTATATGGTGGAATGAGTAAGGCTGATCGTTTAAAGAATCTGAAAAGATATCTAGATAATGATTGGTGTCGTATTATGGTTGCTTCTTCTAAAGCTGTAAAATATGGTCACACTTGGTTAAAAGCTAATAAATCATTTTACTATTCTGGTACAGATGATTTTGAGGATTATACTCAAAGTAGAGATCGTAATTATCGTTATGGTCAAGATAAAGAAGTTGAAGAATATAGATTAGTTGCAAAGAAAACAGTAGAAGGTGGCTTATGGTCTGGTATTCGTATGAAAAAACGAACCGATCAATACATGAAGAATTACTATGCAGGTATCACGATCTAATTTATCCTTTGACATTAAGACAGTACGTGATACAATAAAGGATCACCGTGGAGTTGTATGTCTATTGAAGGTAATGAGCTTACCGACTTTCAGAATTTCGTAGCAGAAGTCCAAAGCAAGATTCCTGTAGATGAACTCTATACTAAACTTACCGGGGAGCAGTTTGAAAAAGTAGCTTCTCGACATAGGGCACGTATAGTCTGGAGAGAGGATAAATCTCCTAGTTTGTCGTATTATGCTCAAGAGAATATCTTGACCGACTTTACGACAATCAATCCAGAAACAGGTAAGTATGCGAGTTATGGACCTGTTCAACTATTGTTGAAATGTGGTGGAGCCTTATCCTTCTCACACGCTTTACAGATGGCGTGTGATATCACTCAAATGGATATTCCAGATAAATTCCAAAGAGTTGATAAAGATGGCAAATCTATCACAAAGAAAGTTTACTTTGCTGGTCCCAAACTTAAGGAAGTTTGGGATCTTTGCAAAGCTAACTTAGAAACAGTTATTTTAGATAAAACAAAACGACCTATTAATTTAATTAAATTTTTTGAAGCTAGAAATATCCCAATGGATATTAATTTCGTAAGAGCTACAAATATTGGTTTATTGCCAAAAATTGATATTGTTAAAAAGGTTTTAAAAGATACTGAATTAATGAAACAAGGAAAAGGTAAAGAATTAGATATCTTCTATGAAGATTTTGGCGACAATGCTTTAGTATTTCCTTTGTATACGATTGATGGTGCATTAGCCGGAATTCGATCAAGAAAGTTTACTGAGAAAAATTTTACTCAGTGGAAACCACTTGAAGATATTCCATGTTTTTATAATATGGACAAATTCAGATTTAGACCTTCCAATCATCGTATTATGATTGTAGAAGGTGAAATGAATTTAATTGCATATGCTATTGCAGCATATCATGAAGTTAAAGATAATGGAAAAGTAGAACAAGATTTACGTGATGCACTTCCTATTATTTATGCTTCTGGTTCAAAAACAAATCATCTTGATATTTTTCACGGTGAATTGGATAGAGTAGTTTATATTCAAGATAATGATATTAAAAGTTATGATGAAATTCCAGATCCTCTTAAACACCCAATCTTAAACACTGTAGTTAAAATTGCAAATGAAATAAAAAGTAATGATCTACTTGTTGTAAATTGGGAAGAAGTTAAACATGCAACTTCTAAATATGATCTGGAAGATTATCTTAAATTTAATAACTATTCTTTGGGCTCTATCAGAGACTTACCACTTATTAGCCTCCCTCGTTACTGTTTCAATACTATTAAGCATTATGTCGATACTATTGATAATCAGGATAACAAAAGAGAGTGTCAAGTTAAGTTTTCATTTGAAGTCTCTGATAAGTTACAAAATGCTCAAAGACAAGTATTTAATGAAATAGCTGAAAAGGAATTTTCTTTATCGGCAGCTACCACGGCTTCCTTAAAAAATAATGATAGAGGAATTACCTGTGGAGATTTATCGGTTGATGAGTTAGGACGCATTATTCAATCAGTTCCAAATGATAATGGTGTTCGTGTTTACACGAAAACTAATTTTTATCTTAAAATTAGTAATGCAACTCATTATTACAGTCTTGACAATAAACTACGTAAAACTTATACCGTTCAAGTTGTTATCGGAGGATTAAAATCATATGAAGGTGAACTTGATGCAGATAAATACTTCGACAACCAAGAGATTCAAAAATTTTTAGCAAACCTTATTAATGTAACCGATCTACAATTTGTAGATCCATCCTGGAAAGGTAAAGGTTTCTCAAACGTGACCGATATTATGCATTCAATTCCAAACGATAATGTGAGTTATGTTTTTTCTTCATTAGGTAGACCAACTGAAGTAAAAACAATTGAATTGTTTAAAACTAATAAATTTTTCTTGATGCCTGATGTTAGTGTTATTAATGGAGAAGTGGTTGAGAATAATGGCTTCAAAGTATCCGTGGATAACACTGATTCTGTAGATAAAACTAAATTTAAATTTAAAAAGGTGGATGACGATGAATACCGCGAGGTTGGTAGCCTATTTTGGAATCATCTGAGGCACCTGCATGAGACTACCCTGATTGATACCGTAGTGTCCGTAATCTTTGACTCCTGCACAAGAGAGATTCAGGGAACCGGCATTGTGGAAAATGATCACGGTTTCCCATTGTATTTATCTGGACAGTCAGGTGGATTTAAATCTACTGCGGCTGTAGCAGGAATGTGTTTATTGGGAGACTTTAAAAATCAGTCAGATTTGCTTAGTTGTAATGGAACAACCTTAGCTTGGGTTCATCAATTAATGGCGGTTGGAACGGCAACGCATTGTCTTGATGATCTTAAGGTTGAAGATTTACGAGATAGTGAATTTGTAAATCTTTTCCATAATATCTATGGTGGCGCTACAAGAGCTAGAATGGACTCCACTGGAACTAAGTTAAAGGGTGGAGATAAAATGCGAGCTTCTGCAATCTTCACTTCTGAAGCTAAACCTGGAGATATTCCAGAATCTATTGCTGCTCGTATGTTGTGTTTGAGAATTGTTAAACCAGCATATTCTAAAACTGCTGAATGGGAAACCCATCTTCTTCATATGACGAAACCAAAAGAAGATGGATCATGTAATTTCCATCGTATGTCAGCATTTCTTCCTAGAGCAATTGCATGGGTTCAGCAAAGAGATATTAAGCCTTACGCAAAATGTTTAGATAAATGGAAGAAGCATTACACCGATCTTCTTCGTGGTAAAGGAAATAATATTGAAAGACCTGCTGATATGGTTTCTCGTATTATTTCTGCTTGGGAAAATATTACTGAATTCTGTAAAGAAAAAGAGATTTGTACTCCACAGGAAGCAGATCAAGCTTTTAAGAATTTGGTAGATTTTTGGGATCTTAAAATCATCGATCAGATTAGTCGTATTGAAGCGCATTCGAGTAAATTTAAGATTATTGATATTCTTGTGCAGATTCTTAAGAGTGAAGCTATTGGCGTTAAAACATTTAATGGTGGTTGGAAAGATCCTAAACGTAACTATCCTAGTTTTCCAATTCTTGACATTACCTATCCAGATGATCGTGGTAGAAAATTAATTGTTCTTGCAACTAAAGCCGTTCTTAGTGTAATGAATAATTATATGGAAAACGGTCATCGTATTGTTGAGGATAAATTTAGAGAAGATTTAAAAGAAGCTGGAGTTATTGAAACTGATTTGGTTACGGGTAAGGCAATTCTTTATCCAATTCCAAATGAGCGTGGTTCGATTGATGAAAAGAAACTCACAAGTAGTCTGGCGATTGATTATAACGCACTAATGAGATTGTATGAGGGACTAAAAAAGTGATCAAAAGTGTTCAAATTAATAACTTCGGTGGAATTGAAAATCTGAAGATTGATTGCGGTAAGTTTAATATTTTCCAGGGTGATTCAGATCAAGGAAAGACTACAGTTTTACTTGCTATAGATTGGTGTATTAATGGTGGTAATGATGAAACCGTTGTTCGTAACGGTACTAATACTTGTGAAGTAATTCTGCATTCAGATAATGGTTCTCGCATTGAAAGACGTTTAACTCGCGGTGGAACTAATAAACTTTTTGTTTACAAAAATGAAGAACCGCTTCCTAGACCTCAAGAACTTTTAAGTAAAATTTACAATCCAATTATATTCAGTCCAACTGCTATGGTTTCAATGAAACCTAAAGATTTAAATGAGTTTATTCAAACTGCACTTAGCACTCGTCTTAAATTAACACCAGAACAAATATCTGAATTTGAATTAGCTGAAATTGATTTATCAATTAATCCAATTCAGGCAATTCAAAATCTTTATGACAAATCATATGCTTCTAGAACTGAAATAAATCGAAATGTAAAAACTCTCTCTGGTGCTAAACCAGTTGAGCTTGTCGAAGTTAAATTGGAAGATATTCCAAATCTTGAAAAAGAAATTGAACAATTAAAGCAATCTATTAATAGTTCTAAACAAAATAATATGAAGATTGAAATCAGTAAACAGCATCAAATTGCTCGGGAAAGTACGGTTAAAACTATTGCTGATTTGAAACGAGAAATCAGTGGTTTAGATTTTACTCCTGAACAGATTAAAGAATTTGAAAAAGAATATGCTGTTAAAACTACTGCATTTAAAACAATGCAGTCTGAATTAGAAAAAGAACGTGTTCAGGCTACTATCCTAAAAGATACTTTAGAAAAGCTTGAAGGTGGGCAAATCAAGTGTCCTATTAATAACATTATTGTTTGTACGACAGATATGACTTCTTACAAACAAGATCTTACAGAAGAACGTAATAAACTTGTGACAGAAGGTAAGAAAAAGTTTGCAGAGAGTCAAAAATTAGAAAAAGAAGTCGCATCACTTTTAGAAAAAATTAGCATTGGTAAAGACGTAGAAAAGAAAAAACTTGAACTTTCTAGAGCAGAAGGTTTACTTACTAGTTTGGATGTATATGACGGTACTGTTATTGATTATTCTGATTTAGAAAAACAGCTTACAGAGAAATCTGAACTTCTAATGAAGTGTAAAATTTCTTCTGAGGTAGGTAAAAATACTGGATTAGAAGATTTACAAAAACGACAGAGAGCCTTAGACGATAAGATTAAGAAGCTTGATAACCTCATCAAAAATGTTATTCCTGGCTTATTGACCTTAAAAGTAAAAGATGTCACCATTGGTAAAGATGGCTTATTTTTTAGAGGCTTGCCTTTATACCGTCTTGGTGATTCAGTAAAGCTTAGACTTTGTACCGCTATTCTTAAAGACATTTTCCCAAATGCTAATCTGTTCAATTTGGATGGCATGGAATGTATTGATAAGAAAGCTATTGTAAAATACGTTGATTACCTTTCGAACGATACAACTAAGATTCAGTATTTTGGAACATACGTTGGTGATCTTGATGGTGTTGTTAACAATAAGGTGAAACTATTTACTCTAAAGGGGTTTAAGGTGACGTGATGGAAAAAACGGCAGATAATCAATATATGGTAACTAAAATCGAAGGTAAATTGATTCTACGTTTACCTGGTGGAAAAGAAATACTATATGATTATCGGTTTCCAAACTGCCCTCCACTTTCGGAGGGCGGTTCTTTTATAACTTTTGTGGAGTAAAAATGAGTGAAGAAATAGAGGAAAAGATTCAAATTGATAAAAATATTATGAAAGAAATTGTAAGGGAAATTGTCAATACAGTTCAACATCCTTATGCCAGTATCCATAAATTTATTAATTCTTCTGCCACTATTATTTTAGTGTGCGTTGCCATCTATTTAGGTTATAGTAATTATACTCAAAAGCTTGTAGGTGAACGTAATGCTAATCAACTTGAATTAATTAATAAATATTACGTTACTCAAAGCCAGCAGACGCTTCTCTTGACTGTTTTAGATAAAAATTTACGTGATAGTGATTCTGCCGCTTTTGGATCTGCTCCTATGGAAGAAAAGGTTGCAGTTCAAAAAATTATCTACGATATGGCTACACTTCGAAAAATTCCGATTAGCTTATTGCTTGGAATTGCAGAGGTAGAATCAAAATTTAACACTCACGCAGTTAGCGGAAAAGGGTGTGTCGGTTTATTACAAGTAACTCTCATGTATTGCCGACCGTATTTACGAGAAAATAAAATTGACTATAAGAAGGATATTCTGTTCGATCCTGTGGTAAATTGTATCTGCGGAATCGGAATGCTTTGTGATTTTCAGAACACTCTCGTAGAGAGTGGGATAGCTACTCCAGATAACTTTACATTTGCTTTGCATAGTTATTTTTGGGGACCGTCAGGTAGAAACAACGTTTACGATTTAAACTATTCCATCAAAGTCATTGACGCGATGAAACGTTATCAAAAAATCGGTATTCTGTAGGAGCATGAGTGATTCTGGCTTTAGAAAAGCAAAGATATCACCTTGAACTTAAACTAAGAACAGAGTATGGGATTCCTGGATACTTGCTGGAAGGCAAGGAGGAATCCCAACTTACTTTTATGATTGATACTATTCCAATAAACCCCTGGATGTTTTATGATAGGGACAATGGATTTTCTATCAATCTCTGCGAACGTTTAGCGACAAAGTTCAAGGTTAATAATAACGTTGAGAAATGTAAAGCATATCTTCAATATTCACTTGATTCCATTGCAGATCAAGG